CTACGCCACGTTCTCCAAGGAGTTCCTAAACTCTGAGGTATTCCCCCACCATCAGTCTTGGATTGACGTTCTAGAGGGCAAAGACCCATCTTGGATTCATGAGTCTATGACCTATGAGCCAGGCAATCGTCGCCGCTTGCTTATTAACGTACCCCCAGAACACGCCAAGTCCACAGTCCTAACTGTAGGCTATGCCGCCTACCGCATTGCAATGGACCCAAATATCCGTATTGTTGTGGTATCCCAGACTCAGGCTCGCGCCAAGGAGTTCTTGTTCTCCATTAAACAAAGACTTACCGAGCCAGCATGGGCTAAGTTACAATCTGTATACGGACCTGCTGGAGGCTACCAAGCCACCGCAGACCAGTGGACTCAGGATAGAATCTACCTAGAGCGCGACTCTGGCGAGAAAGACCCTACCGTACAGGCTATTGGTATGGGTCAACAGATTTACGGTACTCGCGCGGACCTCATCATCCTAGATGACGTTATCACCACTACCAACGCCCATGAATGGGAAAAGCAACTTAACTGGCTACAGAAGATGGTTATCACCCGTGTGGGTGCTACCGGTACCCTGGTTATTGCAGGAACCCGTGTATCCTCTATTGACCTATACAAAGAGATTCGTAACCCAGATAACTGGTCTGGCGATAAGTCCCCATTCACCTATCTGGCTATGCCAGCGGTTCTGGAGTATGCAGACAAGCCACAAGACTGGGTAACCCTCTGGCCTCACTCGGACCGTGTATGGGATGGGGCAGACCCCCAATACGATGCAGAACTTTTAGTACAGGATAAAGATGGATACTACCCGAAGTGGGATGGCAAGCGGCTGTTCCACCGCCGCAGTGAAGTTAACCCTTCTACTTGGGCTCTTGTATACCAGCAGCAAGATGTGGAAGAAGACGCAATCTTTCCGCTCATCTCTGTTAACGCGTGCATCAACCGCATGCGTAAGCCTGGTACTATCAAGCCCGGTACTCCAGGACATCCACGAGATGGACAATGGGTAACCATATTAGGATTTGACCCAGCCATGGTAGGTAACTCTGCTATGGTAGCCTATGCCGTAGAACGGCAAACAGGCCAACGTATGGTACTGGATGTGTTTAACATGACAGAACCTACGCCGTCAAAGATTCGTAACCTCATTGAAGAATGGGTTACTAAGTATAACCCGATGGAAATACGTATTGAAATTAATGCGTTCCAAAAAGCCTTCGCGCTGGATGAAGACCTCCGCATGTGGCTTGCCAATCGGGGTGTCCGATTCAGTGAGCAATTTACTGGTAAGAACAAGTGGGACACAAACTTTGGCGTTGCTGGTATGTCTGGATTGTTTGGCTCTATCCGTGAGGGTAAGCATCAAAACGATAATCTGATTGAACTACCAGATAATACTAATGAACACATCAAGGCTCTGGTTAATCAGTTAATTACTTGGAAGCCAGACACCAAGAATAAGACCGACTGCGTTATGGCACTATGGTTCTGTGAGTTGCGAGCGAAAGAACTTGTACAACAATCAGGAAGCCGTATCTACCATACCTACAACAGGTACGCGACACGTCGCAATGAAGAGCAACGTATGGTCTTTGACTTAGACGAACTTGCTGCAGAACAATCTATAATCTACATTTAGGGTTACAATGTTAACTATCGAACAAATCACTAACAAGGTAGTGTCCTTACAGGAACGCTACTCTTCACGTGACCAACGCATGCGCGATATCACTATGGTTCGTCGTGGCAACATGGAATCCGTGGCTCCAGACATGTTCCCTGAGGGAATCTCTAAGCCAATGATTGCCAACTTTGTTGACGTTGTTGCTCGAGACCTAGCAGAAACCCTAGCCCCACTTCCATCGTTTAACTGCTCCACAGTTAATAGCACAAGCGATTCTGCTCGCAAGGCTTCGGACAAGCGAAGCATGATTGCTAATAACTACGTTCAGAATTCTGGGTTACAAACTCAGATGTACACTGGCGCGGACTGGGCATTTACTTATGCCTACATGCCCATTGTTGTAGAGCCTGACTTTGAGGCTCGTATGCCACGTATCCGTATAGAAAACCCAATGGGTGCTTACCCGGAGTACAACCGCTATGGAAAGTGCGTATCATACACAAAGCGTTACTTGAAGACTATTCGGGAACTTATTGTAGATTTCCCTGAATATGAATCACGTATCGTAGGCAAACTTGGTTATCAAAACCAAGACCTAAACACCGAACTAGATGTCATGCACTATCAGGATAAAGACCAAATCGTCATGTTCCTGCCACAGCGTGACTCGCTGGTGTTGCGTAAAGCAAAGAATCCTTTAGGCAAACTATCCGTTGTTGTACCTCGTAGACCAGGTATTGACGTAGATGACCCACGTGGTCAATTTGATGACGTGCTATGGGTGCAGATTGCACGAGCACGCTTTTCCCTTCTGGCAATGGAAGCAGCAGAAAAATCTGTACAGGCTCCACTTGTCGTTCCCCAAGATTTGCAAGAATTTGCATTCGGTCCTGATGCAATCCTTCGTACTAACAACCCTGCAGGTGTACGCCGTGTAGGTCTAGAACTACCTACCGGTGCATTTACCGAACAGCAGATTCTAGAAACAGAAATGCGCATGGGTTCTCGCTACCCAGAAGGTCGCTCAGGAAACATGGATGCCAGCGTTATTACTGGTTCTGGTGTTCAGGCACTTATGGGTGGCTTTGATTCTCAAATCAAGGCTATGCAAATGATTATCGGTGAATCACTTGAAGAAGTTATTGCTCTTTGCTTTGAGATGGATGAGAAATTATTCCCAGGCGAGAAGAAGCAACGCGGAACTTTCAATGGTGCACCGTATGAATTTAAGTATGACTCAGCAAAAGACATTGCTGGTGACTACACGATTCAGGTTCGTTATGGCCTTATGGCTGGACTTGACCCATCACGTGCACTTATCTTCTCACTACAGGCTTTACAAGCCAATCTAGTATCCCGTGATTTTATCATGCGAGAGTTACCATGGAGCATGAATGTTTCAGGTGAACAAGAGCGCATTGATATAGAGCGAATGCGTGATTCACTATCAGCATCGCTAGCGTCTTTAGCACAAGCAATCCCACAGATGGCTATGCAAGGACAAGACCCTTCAGGTATTGTGGAGCAGATTGCAAAGGTTATCGACCTTCGCCGTAAAGGTAATGCAATCGAAGAAGCAGTTGTCAAGGTATTTGAAAAACCAAAACCAGAGCCAACTCCTCAAGCACCACAAGCACCTGCGCAGATGTCACCAGAAGAACTGGTTGCACAGTCTATGGGTCAGGCTGCTGCCCCAGCAGAAGAACCAACTCCTCCGACCGAGGAACAAGTTCCGCCTGCAGGTCCTGCTGGGGGGCAACCGCCAGTTGACTTGGCTGGAATTCTTTCTCAACTTGGCGGATAGCAATGACAACAATTATTGCCGTACAATACGACAATGGTTTTGTATTTGCAGCAGACAGTCAAGTTACTGCTAATGAAAGACCCTACATCCATGGGGATGTTAAGAAAATCACCGAAGACGGTGACTATGTAATTGCTGGTGCAGGAAATGCGAGACTTTGTGATGTTGTCCAATATGGATGGAACCTACCTTCATACGATGGAACTGACGGATACCGCTTTATGGTTAGCAAGGTTATTCCAGAAATAAAAAAAGCCCACGATACAACTGGGACTACTTTAGAAAAAGATGATGGATTCTCATTCCTCATTGGTTTAGATAATAAGATTTACTATGTTGCTGAAGATTACTCGGTACTACGTACCGATACAGGAATCTATGCAATGGGTACTGGTGGAGAACTTGCACTAGGTGCATACCATGCTGGTGCCACAATAAGACAGGCAATGCGTACTGCTATTAAGTTTGATGTTAATAGCGGTGGTAAAATACAGATTGTGAAACGAGGAAAGCAAAATGGCTAAACAAGGTGGGTACCGTAGACCAGCCAATCCAGCACCAGTTTCAGGACCTGGTAAATTATCACGTCGTACAGATGGTGGACCATCTAGCAAGTCAGCAGTTCAGGGTGTCCGCGAGATGTCCGGTGGTGGCAAGTACGGCGAACGTAAAGCATTAGCAGAAGCGCAGTCAGGTGCTCCTATGGCTGGTAACCCAGTTATGGGTGTAGCCCCTGCTATGGCTACGTCAGCCCCTGTCGCTGGACCAACCACTGGTTTGTTTGACCCAAGCGAACGACCTAATGAACCAGTTACTGCTGGTTTGCCTGTAGGTCCAGGAAGAACTCCTGCACCTGCTATGACTGGCAACTATGACATGATTATGAAATACATGCCAGCACTAGAACTTATGGCATCTCAAGAAGATGCACCAGAACCATTCAGAGCATTAGTAAACTACGTAAAGGTTACGGCAGAACAAGTATGAATTTACAGGAAAACGTAGCGGCATTCGTTAATGTTTTTGGTGTAGAGAATTCTGAAGTAGCATTCCCATTTGGATTAGTTGATTGGGAGTCTTCAGATGACCGCAACAAATTCATTACGCAAATATTAGAACTTAACAATGGAGAAAGAATTGGTGACCTATAATGGCTACCAATAAGAATATCCTTGATAGTATTTTACAGGCACCAGGTAGCCTAGCCAATCGAGCCCTTCAAGGCGTAGCAAATACTGCTCGTGACGAAGAAGGTAAGACTGGAGATGTTTCTAGAAGTATTGTAAACTTTCTTTCTGATGAAGGAAATGTAAGTAACATTGAAAAACTTGATAAGCCTTACCGAGTTGGCGTTGCTCGCCCAATGTCTACCTTTTTACAGACAGTTAAAGATATTGGTCAAGATGGTCTTAATCCACGTGAGACTTGGAACCGAGCATGGGAACGCTCTAAGAACGGCGTTACAATTGGACAGGCTTCAGTTGGTTTAGTTTCACGGTACATTCCTGGCAAGCAGGGTGCAGACAAAGTTAACTGGTCTGATAAGAAAAGTGTAACTGACTATTTCCAAAAAGACAATACTGCTGCCGAGCGTATTTCTGGTGCCGTTGATGGCACGATGAACTTTTTCTTTGACCCACTTGTGCTTGGTGGTAAGGTTGCAAAACTTACACGTCTTGCTGCTATGGGTGTACGTGGCACTCAAATAAAAGGTCCACTAAAATTTGGTCGCGATAACCTTGCGACACTTGTTGACGAAGCAGATGCTGCAAAAGCAGGAAAAGAAAACTCTGTTTCTATTGTTGCTGATTCAATTGAGAAAAGCATTGGAAACTATCTTGCTCTAGAATCAGTTCCAATTATTGCCAACTCACAGAACCCAACTGCAGTTGCTCGTGCTATGAACGAGGCTTATGCTGTTGGCGGTAGAGATGAAATATTTGAGGTACTTAAAGCAGGACTTGGTGATGAGAAAGCAATTTCTAGAATCCAGGCTCAGGATTCAATCCTAAGTGAAACTCTTACCACAATTAAAGGTGAAATTACTGCCGTTAATAATCAGATTAAGGGCATTCCTTCAAAGAGTGCAATTGGTAACGTACCTAAACTTACTCCAAAACAATTAAAGAATCTTGAAGAAAGCAAAGCAAAGTTAATTGCTGAAAGAGAAGCAGCACAAAAACAACTTGATGCAGGTCGCACTATTGTCTCTAAAGAAGACGAAGGTGGCATTGTAGGTAAACTTGGTGGAGAACTTGCATGGAGTCGCAGTAAGTTTATTGAATACCAACGCGCTAAAGCAGTTGAAATTAATAGTCGTGGATGGTTTACTGACTACGATGCTAGCGTTGATTCACTAGGTGCTGCTGCTTTACATAAGTTTGACCCTGAGGCTATGTCCGGAACCTCCTACCGTGTACTTCGTACAGTAGGTTATTTTGGTCGCAACTACAAGGCACGTGAAATCCCAGCAGGTTCTGTAACTATTGCTGGTGAAGTTGGTGACTTTGCTAACAAAGAGTTTCGTGCTCGTATTATTTCTGCAGCACAAGATGCAGGCTTTAGTGTAAAGCAACAACAGGATTACTACAATGCTTTTTCTGCGCTAAAAACAGATACTGCTCGCTTTCAGGAACTTGAAAAGTTTGAAGAAGAAGCGTTAACCGCTATTCTTGTTCGTGCCGTTGATACAACTGGCATGTCAAAACAACAACTTAAAGTATTAAACGAAACATTTCTTTACATTGCTAGAGATATTGGTAAAAGCAAGAAAGCAAAACTAAAAGAAATTGCTAACGACCAGAATTATGTTAATCTTGACCCACGAAGTGGAGAAGCATACATTGTAAAAGACGTTAGAGATTCGGTTAGTCGCATTGCTGAGAGAATTGCTCAGGTTGCTGGTAGACCAGTTGAACCTAAAGACATCACTGCAGCCAAAGACATTCTTTCTGGAACCCCATTAACAAGAACTCAGGTTCCTAACGTACATTATGGTGTAGACTTCAAAAGAATAGCAGAGATACTTGGAGATGAAAAGACTTTAATCTCTACCATTGCTACGCAAATCAAGGATGACGCAACTTTAACTTCCGCTAACATAAAAGAAATTATTGAAAGGTCAAAGATTCCTGGAATTGCCGAGGACAGTGGACTAGTCAGGTCCATCAGAGAAACCGGTGGAGAGTTCTGGCACGAAAACATTAAGAGTGGATACGAAAATCTACAAAACTATGTTTGGAAACCAGCCGTTCTACTTTCTTTACGCTACACTTCACGTAACGTGCTTGAAGGCTGGGCACGTATGCTGGCAAGTTTTGCAGATATGGCTACCCATCAAGGTTATTCCTTGAGAACTTTGGTATCTGGATTTGATATTCCAGAAATGATTGACTCTAAACTTCAGAATGTCTACAATACCGTAGAACAACGTAGAGCATACAAAGGTTTGGCCGGAACTGGTGGTGCTAAGAAGCAATTATCTGATGCACGTGCAGAAAGACTAGAAAACGAAGTAGAGATTGGTCGAAACTTTGGCGCACTTCCAGAAGATAGCCCAAGAACTGTTGTAGAAAAGATAAACAACAGGTACAAAGAAGAGGCAGAGTACTTCTTAAACACTGCTCAGGATGTTTTGTCTTCATCTATTGAGATGTCTCGCCAACAGTTTGTTGCTATTGGAAGATACAAGGGTAATCCTGAAGCCACAGCAAACGCACGTAAGATTTCTAAACTAGGTCAAAACATTTTTAATGTTAAAGACTCAGAAGGCTTATCTGTTTCATTCCTAACCGCAATGCGTAACGGAGATTACGGTAAGGCATACGCTATTGCTATTGATAGTGACCCAGAAATAATCTTTAATACTCTAGAGCAGATAACAAAGAGTGCAGACTCTGCAATGGTGCAAATTGAGAAACTTGCTAAAACAACTGCTTTCAATCGTAGCCCTAGACTTAAGATGCAGATAGAAGCAGTTCAGGAAACATTAGAACTTATTAAGCAGAACTCAGATGTTACTAAGATGGCATTTGATAGTGATAACAGAATACGTATCATGAAAGACTACAATGATGCACTTGAAGTATCTTCTGCTAAGCCAGAAAAGGTTCGTGCTTTCTCGCAGAACCGTGTGAAGATTTCCAAGAATGCTACTATCGATGCATCCATGGCAAAGACCATGCGATACGAAACTGTTAGTGCTGCAAACAGCACATCAAAGGCCGTTCTAAACTCACGTAGAAACGCTTTAACTAGCCTAACCTCCGTTGGAAAAAAGCAGACAACCGCACAACCAACTGATGATTTCTGGACATCTGCACATGCAGACTACATGAATAACATTATCTACGGTGATGATGCTGGTAAGTTTATCATTGATATGTCTGTTCAGACTAGAGACATAAATAATCGTCATGTAGCAGCAGAAGTTGCTAGAATGAAAAAGTCTCGCAAGTCCAAAAAAGAAATAGATGATTATTTAGCATCAACTTATTCTGATGGTGAAATCAAAGCAAGTCTTTTAGACTGGATTAAGGGTGCAGATTCAGGCACCTGGAGAAGCGAAAAGTATCTTGACTTAATAGAGTACCGTAAAAAGGGACTTGATGATGCGCAGTGGTCAGACATAACTGATGGTATCTTTGAAGAAGTCAACCGCTACCTTCCAACAAGTGGACCTTCGGGTGAGGATTTATCCTTCCTTCGTCAGGCACTTGTTGATGATAAGTTTGATGATACTTTTTCTGCACGTATTCCCATGGGATACAGAGACCCAGTTTATGTAAATGCAGAAATTACAAGGGATAGAAGCCTAAAGAACCTGTACAAGAATGCAGTTGGAAACTTATTCCACATGCTTGCTACAATGCCTGAAGATTTCTTGGTCCGTCATCCCTTCTACAATGGTGTTTACAAGGCCGAGGGCGAACGCTTAGCAAAGCAATTTGCAAAGCAGGGTGTTGATGTCAGTACACGTGCAAAAGAGATTCAGAACGCTGCTCACGCTGCTGCACTAAAGGCAGTCAATGACCGTCTATACACGGTAGAACGCTTTACTAACGTAGGTCAACTAAGCCGATTCATCGAACCATTTTACATGGCTAAGCAGAATACTACAAAGTTCTGGGTACCAACGGTTGTTCGTAACCCTGAAATTGCAGTTCGCTTTGTTCAAGCATTTACGCTTCCTTACAAACTGGGAACAGTTTATGACCGTGAAGATAACTACAAGGTAGTTAATCAGATTGGTCATCCTTGGAATGCCAAGGGTAAAGTAATGATGTTTGAGTATCCACAATGGATGCAGGATAAGTTCTTTGGTGGAGACTCTGATGCTCTTGCACAGGTTTCACTATCTGGTTTTGACGTAGTATTCCAAGGACAACCTATTGGTGTACCGCAAATTGGTAGCCCAGTAGGTAACGCATTCCTTGGACCTATCATGCGTGGCATGGTTGGTAAGCCGTATGACCCTGCCAAGTTCCTAGAGAAGCATGGTATTGCAGACCTAGATACTGTCATAAAGTACATTCAACCTTACTACGAAGCAACAGCAGGCGAGAGTGTAGTACAGCAAACAGTCGGTGCATTTGGTTCCGGCTCTGCTGCACTAGAATCTTTGATAGTTGCAGTTGGTGGCCAGGCTGGTATGTTTGCAAACACTGCTGGTGGACAGAAGTTCCATAACAGGTTGCTGGCAATTGAAGCAGATAAACTTGCAAAACTTTCTGAACAGAATATTGGTGTAACCGGTGCGATACTTGAACAGATTCGTGAAGAGTCACTTGCACTTACAACGAAGTCATTCTATGCTGAAGCATTTACCAATGGCTTGCCGCTTGTGTCAACCACAAGATATAAGACATACTACGAAGTAACTGGTGAACCTAAACTACGTGCACTTCGTGCAGAGTTTGGTTATGACCTAGGTACAGCAAAGTACACAGAAGAGATTGATTCACAGCAGGCTCAGTATATAGCAAATCTAATTACTAATACTACTACTGACAACCGCTTTGGATTCAATTCATCTGAGGCTACGCTTGAAGGTATCTACGCAAACGAACAGTTGCTAAGTCGTGCTGACTCAATAGTTGCAGATACGAGTCTTATCGGTGCCTTGTTTAACCAAGGTGACTTTGTTGAAGACCGCTCTGACATCGCTTCAGATGTATTGTTTAACATTAGAATTAATGGCGAACCTATTAAGTTTAAGTTAGATAACCCTGGCAGATATGCAGAAGATGAACAAGTACGTGCTGGCAACAAGGACTTCTATGCTGGTATTGAAATCATTGAACAGCATGCTAAGGACAATGGATTCAAGAAGGGCACCAAGGCTTACAACGAATTCTATGGTCAGTGGAAAAAGAACTGGACTGCAACCACAGAAGAAAAGTATCCTATGTGGGCTGTTAGAGATAGAAACATTCGACAAGACCGTGTAGAAAAGAACTTGTTTGCTGCACAGTTTGTTCTATCCGACCCACAGTACATGTCCACGGTTGGCGAAAAGAACCCTATGGCTCTTGCTACCGCAGAGTACTTGCGTGGTCGTGCTAAGTTGCAAGAAGAACTTGCACGTGCAATAGCAATAAGTGGTAACACTACAATTAATGCACAAAGCAACTCTTACGTTGCAGACTTGCGTGATAACTATGTTGCTGCACTAGATAAGAAGTATCCTGGATTCCAAAGAGTTCATGAGATTTACTTTAACAACGATAAACTATTAGACATACAAAAGTATCAAACTGGTTATGGCTTTGGAGGAACTGAGTAATGGTTGAGACACCAAACCAAAGAGAAGACCGTGGCACAACAACCACTTCATCTGGAGAAATTAATCCATTTGGTGATATGCCAATTGGTGTAGTTCCTACCGATACAACCGGTACTGGTCGCAGAACAACTACATCTAGAACTCTTCCTACAACCTACAACAAGGCTGCAGCGGATGCTCTTATTGAAAAGGAACTACTTGATGCCCTAGGTTTTATGCCTAATGCAAAGATTAAGAGTGAGTTCTTAAAAGGAATCAATGCATTCCTAAAGGCTTACGGTGGTGGTTCTTCAAGTAGAACTACTGCTGCTGGTACTACAAGTTCTAGTGTACAGGGTGCAGATGTAGATACTTACGTCAAGCAGTTTGTTGCAGAGGTAGTTAAGGATTCTCTTAAGGCTAATCCAAATGTTAAGTTTGGTGGAAAAGTTGGAGATACTGTAAGTATCTTAAATAAGTACTCTGCTGACATGGGTATCTTTAAGACTCCAAGTGAGATTGCAAAAAACTCAATTGATGTTCTTGCTGGCAAGGCTCGTCAAGAAGACCTACTAACAAAGTATCGCAAAGATGCTCAGGCATTGTACGCTAACTTTGCTCCACGTTTAGCAGAAGATGCTAGCCTTACTGTACGTGACTTGGCTAATCCATATATCCAAATGATGGCTGATACATTTGAGGATGTCTCAGATAACATTAAGTTAACTGATGACACTATTCAAAAAGCAATCAATGACTCAAAGGGAATCATGAACCTAGGTGAATTTAGAAAGATGTTACGTAACGATTCACGTTACGGTAAGACATCTGCTGCCAAAAGAGAAGCGGCTGACCTCGGTATGTCTATGATTCGTTCGATGGGATTTTAAGTTATGGCTCCTCGTGGTGGTCCTGGTGCAAAGACCCAGACTAAAGACAAAACAATTCCTAATGTTGTTAACAAGCCAGTTGTGGCAGATGACAAAAAGAAAAAGAAGAAGGCCCCAGTAACTCCTGCAGCACCAGTTATTAATACTGGCTTAGCACTTGATGAGGCACTTAGTGAAGACCCAACTCAAACTCCAGAGCAAATTGCACGACGGATTGCTGCAGAAGAAAAGGCAGCAGAACAAGCGGACTTCCTTGCTGATGCTGGTGCAGTATTCAGAAGCACACTAAAAACCGTGTTCCCTGGTGCAGAGAATGACGTATGGATTAACCAGTTATTTGAAGCAGCAAAGCCACGTTTAACTGTTGGCTTTGATACCAATGACATCCTAGACTTGATGATTCAGAATGGTGAAACACCACCAAAGTTTAATGAAAGGTTCAAGGGTATCTTTGAACTTGACAGACGACGTGATGCTGGTGAACCAGTTTACGTTCCAAAGATTGCAGAATACGAAACAGGAAGAGAAGCATACTCTCGCCTAATGAGTCGCATGGGTATGTCTAGTCTTGGAACAGTAGAGAACTATGGAACTCTTGTCGGTAATGACGTATCTCTTGATGAAGTTACTGACCGAATTGCTAGTGCATACAGTAGGGTTAGTGCTCTAGATGACCAGGTACTTGCTGGTCTTAAAGAGCAGTTCCCTAGCCTAAAGCAAGAAGATTTAATTCAAGCAGTGCTAACTAAAGAAACACCTGGACAACTTGAGAACCGTATCATACGTTCTGAAATTGGTGTTGAGGCTAGACAAGCAGGAGTTGTATCAGTTCTTGGTGCTCAAGCATTGCAAGAGAAGGGTGTCACACGTGCTAAGGCTCGTGAAGGATTCCAAGCACTTGCTGAATACCAGCGTACTGCAGGTGCAGGTATTGCACAGGCACAACGTATGTTTGGTGATACCACATCTGCTGCTGACCTACAAACAGAACTTGAAAGTGAAGCACTACTTGGTCAGACATCTAAGACACGTAAGCGTCTTGAGTCTCAAGCACGTGCGCAATTTGGTGGACAGTCCGGTATTACTACTGGTTCACTAGGTCGCAAGAAGCAAGTATAATAAACTCTCGTTGGATTGACCGCCCCCAACGAGTATTAGAGCGGCAGTACACACCAACCCGTATACCCCTGTATGGGAGTGAGCGTGTACGTTCAAACAACAATGTAAGGGAGAAGTTGCGATGAGCAACAATAATCAAGACTGGTATGAAGATGATGAGTCAGACTTCGAAGACTATTCAGATGAACCACAACGTGGTTCTGGTGATGATGTCCTGAAGAAAGTCCGAAGAGCAGAACGCTCGAAGGATAAGCAACTCAAAGAAGCACTCGCTGAGTTAGAAACTTTGCGCAAGTTCCAACGTGAGTCAACTATCAGCCAAGTCTTAAATGAGAAAGGTGTCAACCCTAAGGTTGCCAAATTCATTCCATCAGATATTGATTTATCTGCTGATTCCATCAGTGAATGGTTAAATGACAATGGTGAACTATTCGGTTTTGCGGCACAAGCCAAAGAAAGCCCTGTGTCTTCTGAAGACCTAGGTGCTCTTCGACAAATGGATATGGTCGCATCAGGCGCACTAACTCCAGACGATGTGAACGACGCGTTCAGCATGGTCAACAACGCACAGAGTGCAGCAGAGTTATTAGATTATCTCTACTCACAAGGTGCGGATTAATCGCAAATCAAACTAACCCCTAAGGAATAATCATGGCTGTAACAGGCTTATCCGGTGGTAGTGCCGGTACTAACGGTGGTCTTGGTGGTGGCGCATACGCTTCCGCTAACAACGTCGGTGCTTTCACCCCATCTAACGCAGCAGGTCTAGTTCAGAAGGCATACGACCGCCTTGTTGAATTTGAACTTCGCGCAACCCCATTGCTACGTTCCGTAGCAGACAAGAAGCCTGCTCGTCAGGCAATGCCAGGTTCATCTGTAGCACTACAGATTTACACTGACCTAGCAAAGGCAACTACTGCTCTATCTGAAGAGGTAGACCCATCAGCAGTTGCTCTTGGAACACCATCAATCGTGAACGTCACGCTGAATGAATACGGTAACTCTACTCTAGTGAGCCGTAAACTACAGTTGATGTCACTTGCTGATGTTGACCCTGCTGTTGCAAATATCATTGCATTCAACATGGCTGACAGCATTGATGACTTGGCCCAGACTGCACTTCTAACTGGTACCAATGTTATCTACGCAACCGGTGGTTCAACACAGGCAACACAGGTAACTGGTATCACATCAGATGACACAATCACTGCTGCAGATATCCGTCGCGCTGTTGCTAAGTTGCGTACCAACAAGGCTAACGGTCGCAAGGGCTCAATGTACTGGTGTGGTATTCACCCAGAAGTTTCCCTTGACCTTCGTGCTCAGAGTGGTTCAGCCAACTGGCGTCTACCGCACGAGTACTCAGCAGCAGAGAACATCTGGGCTGGCGAAATCGGAAACTTCGAAGGTGCTTACTTCGTAGAATCCCCTCGTTTGCGCAAGACCGCAAACGGTGCTAGTTCAATCAACACATACTCAACATTCATCTGTGGACAGCAAGCACTTGCTGAAGCAGTTGCTGAAGAGCCACATGTAGTGATTGGCCCAGTTACTGACCGTTTGATGCGTCAACGCCCAATCGGTTGGTACGGTGTTCTAGGACACGCAGTATACCGTAACGATGCGCTATTCCGCATCGAATCTGCATCAAGCATTGGCTAATTAGCAACGCTAATCTCATCTCTAAATCATATAACGGGTTTAGAGGTGGGGTTATGTTTCTAACATATAAGGATAATAATGGGATATCTATTTGTACCACCAGTGGTTAATGAAGGACCAATGGGTGGTAACTGGCTCTTTGCCAGATACACACGTAAACAAGGCGTTAGTGTATTTCGCATTGATGGTGATTGGTATGAAGATAGATTTCCTGCACAAGATGACTTAGACCTTGCTGATGTTGTTTACCTTGGTGGACATGAATACCCGGTAACCCTAGCCGAAAAGAATGACCTTGAGGCTGCTGGCTATGATGTGATTACGACATGAGTCTGTTAGAATCTTTATCTGTGGTATCGCTGGCTCTTGGCATTATTGCAATGCTAGGTAAGTTTTTAATTGTTAATCCCCTAAAGTCTTACATTAAAGACCAGACACACCCCATTCAACCCAATAGTAATGGTGGTCGTAGCCTTAGAGACGTATCAGAAACCGTAGCAAGAATTGAAACCCGTCTAAACGAACACATTGACTTTCACCTAAAGGATAAATAATGAGTGGTAAGTACAACATTGTAGCCGACCAAGGTGCTACATTTAATCTCAACTTTACAGTTGCAACTGACGGTACTCCGTGGAATCTAACTGGCTACACCTTTGCGATGCAAGTTCGTCGCTCCTCTAACAGTTCTACCACACTACTTAATCTAACTTCTGCTACCATGAACTCTTCTGGTAATGTGGCAGTAACAGTTTCTGCAACAACAATGAACACTGTTCCTGCTGGTAGGTGGGTATACGACATTGAACTTACATCTTCTGGTGGACAAGTTACTCGTATACTTGAAGGTCGCTTTATTGTAAAAGCACAGGTGACACAGTAATGGCTACAACAGTTACTATTGCAGAAACAGTTATTGATGTTACTATCGGTCAAAGTTCAACGATTGAAACACTTGTTACTATTAATAACGACCAAGGTCCACAAGGAGCCCAAGGAACAACAGGTCCAACAGGACCTATTGGTGTCACAGGTCCTACAGGTGCTCAGGGAATCCAAGGTATTACGGGTCCTACTGGTAGCACTGGTGCTACTGGCTCAACGGGACCAACTGGTCCAACAGGAGAGACAGGCTTTACTGGTTCCACAGGGGCTACGGGTAGTACGGGACCAACGGGACCTACGGGTGCGACAGGTCCTACGGGACCGCAAGGTGACCAGGGTATTCAAGGGGTCATCGGTGTAACAGGACCACAAGGTACTCAAGGTATCCAAGGTATCACAGGACCTATCGGTCCAACAGGTAGTACAGGTGCTACAGGTGCAACTGGTTCCACAGGAAGCACAGGTCCCACAGGTCCCACAGGAGCCACGGGTTCCGCTGGAGCCAATGGAGATAAGTACAACACAACTTCCACTTCTACTCTTACCATTGCCACTAGTGGAACTTTAACTTTAACTGTTGCCACTGGTTTATCTTACGCAACAAATCAAACCATCAATGTTTCTTATGATATTTCTAATCATATGCATGCAGAGATTGATACTTATAATCCTTCTACTGGTGTAATTGTTTCTCAGATTACAGATGCTGATGGCTCTGGAACATACTCACTGTGGGAAGTTAGCCTTACTGGTGCAGTGGGCGTTGCTGGTCCTACAGGACCGACAGGTCCAACAGGTGCTGCGTCTACAGTTCCTGGTCCAACTGGACCTACTGGTACAGCAGGAGCAACAGGACCAACTGGAGCGCAAGGTCCAACAGGACCTGATGGTCCTCAAGGCATTCAAGGTATACAAGGAATCCAAGGTATACAAGGTGTAACAGGACCTACTGGTGCAGCAGGTACAAACGGTACAAATGGAACTAATGGTACAAATGGTGCTACAGGAGCAACGGGTCCTACAGGACCGACAGGTGCCGATAGCACTGTACCTGGTCCTACTGGTTCTATTGGTCCTACAGGACCTACGGGTGCTAATGGTGCAAATGGTGCCACAGGACCTACTGGTACAACTGGTCCCTCTGGTGACCCTACTCTAACTATTGTTGCTGCTAAGACTGGTGCTTACACAGTAGGAACTGGTGACGAAAGTAAACTTATTGAACTTAATGGTACATTTACCGTAAGCATTCCAACAGATGCAACATTTAACTTTACAGTTGGCACTCAGATTAACTTATTAAATATCAGTACTGGTGTTATTACAATTGCTGCAGTAACTCCAGGTACAACTACAGTTAATGGTACACCTGGATTAAAGTTACGTGCCCAATGGTCTGCTGCTACACTAATTAAACGTGCAGCAAATACCTGGGTAGTTATTGGAGACTTAGCAGCCTAATGAAAATATACGGAGAAATAAAATGAGAATACTCGGTGTTGTAGCAAAATTTGTTCGTAAAACCTCAACTGCTATTGCAGTTGCTTTTGACTTTTTCCCAGCAGTAGCCGTCTACCCTTGGTCTTCTACAGGCTTTGGTACGAAGTACGCAGACCCTAATACATCCGTTGGTGGTCCAGGCTTTAGTGTTTCTTTTAATCCAGCAGGAACTGATATTGCAATTACTCATAGTATGAATGCATTTATAAGCACTTACCCTTGGAACGCAGGGTTTGGCACAAAGTACTCAAACCCTGCAACTGCAATTACTGGTACTGGTCGCGATGTCGCATTTAACCCACAAGGAAATGCTATCGCAGTTGCTCACGACATCACTCCATTTATAAGCACTTACCAATGGTCTTCTGGGTTTGGCACAAAGTACTCAAACCCTGCTACGTTACCTCCTGGCGCTGGTTATTCTGTTTCTTTTAATCCACAAGGAAGTTCAATAGCAGTTGGTCACAGCACTAGTCCATTTGTTAGTGCTTACCCTTGGAGTCTTCTCTCTGGCGGTTTTGGTACAAAATATCCTAACCCCACTGTGCTACCTACTGGTCTTGGTCGTGGTGTTTCTTTTAATCCAGCAGGAACTGTTATCGCAGTTGCTCATTCCATTTCTCCATTTATAAGTACCTACACTTGGGATGCAACGCTTGGTGCAGGGTTTGGTACAAGGTACGCAAATCCTGCTACGTTGCCTGGTGGTACTGGTTATGGTGTTGCATTTAGCCCTGATTCAACCACTATCGCAGTTACTCACGTTGGCTCTGCAAGAATTAGTGCTTACCCTTGGAACGCAGGGTTTGGTACGAAGTACGCAGACCCTGCTACATCATTACCTACTGGTTTTGCTACTAGTGTTTCTTTTGCTTCAGATTCAACTGCTATTGCAGTTTCTCACCAATCTTGGCCATATGTAACCGTTTACCAATGGTCTGCTGGCTTTGGTACGAAGTATTCAAATCCTGCTACAGCACCTTCGGCGCAGACTCAAGCAAATAAAGTCGCCTTCAACTAAACAACAAATAAAGGAAAAACAATGACAGAAATAACAGCACCAGAATTAACACCTAAAGAAGCAAGAGCATTAGAAGTTGCATCTTATGAAGCGAATATATTTACCTATCAAACTCTATTAGCCACACTTGATGGCGATTGGGATAGCGATTTAATTCACCTTAAGGGTATTGAATCACAAGAAGCGGCTCGCCAGTGTCCCATGGATAGATTAGAACGCCTTGCAGTTCTACAGCAATATGACCAAGTAACTAACTTACTTAAGACTGAGATTGTTGAACGTGCAAAGGCTGCTGCAATTTTAGCAGTAATGTAAACATGGCTTGCCGTACAGGTTGCCCTACACAGGACTGCGAATCATACGCAGACTGCTGTAAGGGTGTAGCAATTAATAAGTCCTCACTACGCCCCTAGGCTAGTGTGCTAGAATAATAGCATGGTTAAGATTGCAGTCTATGCTATAGCCAAGAACGAGGCTAAGCACGTTAAGAGATGGGTAGATGCTACCCAAGGGGCAGATGTCCGAATTGTCCTAGATACTGGGTCGGAAGATAACACCTATGACCTACTCCAGAAGTACCCCGTAGAAGCCCACAGAGCCACGCTAAGCGACTTTAGGTTTGATGTGGCTAGAAACATGGCACTAGATTTAGTACCATCTGACGTGGATGTGTGTGTCTCTCTAGATATGGATGAGATACCAGACCCAGACTTCTTTGACCTACTTCGTGAGGGCTGGAAGCCAGACACAGGCAGAGCCTGGGTGATGTGGGACACAGGTAATATATGGGCTAACAATCTACGTGTCCATGCTAGACATGGATATAAATGGAAGTACCCTTGCCACGAAATTACTGAATCAACTACTGGTGTAGATAATTGCATTGTTATTGAGACCGCAGTACGGCACGTACCGGATGACAGTAAGCCACGTAGTAGTTACTTACCACTATTAGAACTGGGACATAAAGAAGACCCAGATGACCACCGCATGTTGGTCTACTTAATACGTGAGTATTACTTTAGAGGTATGTGGCAAGAAGTTATTGACCACGGTAAGAAGTTAGAACTTCAAACTGGTGGTTGGAATATAGAACTTGCTCAATCATGGCGAGCAGTAGGCGAAGCCTACATGAAACTTGGTAATGAACGTGAAGGTCTGCACTGGTATCAGTGTAATGCTGAGACAGCACCGGAAGACCTAGAGGCTTGGATGCCCCTAGCATTTCATTACTACGAGAAGAAGATGTGGCATCACTGTTATCAGGCTGCCATTAAAGTAACCGAACTTTCCCTTGAGTCCAAAAGCCATCACATGGCTGACTCTACAATGCCATGGAGAATGTACGACTTGCTTGCTATTGCTTGCTGGAACCTAGATAAAAAGGGTTCTGCCAAAAAGTATGCACGCAAAGCAGTCGAACTAAATCCTGACGATGAACGCTTAGTTGGAAACTATGAGTTCATTATGCATCAAACAGTTAAACAGTTCAAGGATAATAATGCATAGTCATACAGCAAAAATTCTCACATGGAAACTTGATGAGAACTTTAACTACAAACCAGGTTCTTATGGTTGCACTGATTGCAACGAGACCTTTACTGAAGCACCAAGCAACGGAAACATAACCGTTGAACACACACATACTTCCTATGTAGCAGGTTGTTTTGCTTGCAAGGTAGGAACTCTTCAGTTAAACACTGGGGATGCCCATGGTGGCAGAGATATGTCTCAGAAGAAGTGGGATAAGGAACTTGACTTATACCGCTCCGCAAGAGCGCAAGGAATACAACCAGAAGGTACAAGTACCGCCAAGATTCGCAAGGCTCTTGACGTATCGGATAAGACAGGACATGCGTACGGCAGTGCGCTTTAACAAGGAAAAATAATGGCATACAAACCAAGAAAAGATATTAAGGTTTCTGAGACATACATCCAGAAACTTCGTGATACAGGTTCAAAGAAGGCTGCCCTAGAAAAGTACGGTAGTTCAAGTGACCCTAAGATGCGTGAAGCATTACGTCGTTTTTACGGTGCTAGTGCACCTGCACCAATGAAGGATTCTAGTCGTGCTGTTGCTAGAACTCTACCAAAGAAGAGCGTTCCAATGAAGACTGTTGCACAGTCAAAGCCTTCTCGTACTGGTATTGCTCCAAAAAGCAAGACTGCAACCAAGTCAACTAAGCCAACATCAAATGAAACCATAACTATGGGTTCTCGCACTGCTGGAAAAATTACTGTTAATAAAGAAAACTACGAAAAGAATAAGGCAGCATTTGAAAAGCGCACGAATCGTGCCATGACAGTTGCATCTCTTATTCCAGCAGTTCGTGCTGGTCGTGCAGTTGCTACTGGTGCAAAGATGGCAAGTGGTATTAACAAGGCAAAGGACACTGCAAAATTCTACGGTGATGCCGCGAAGAACATGGCACCTCGTGCTAAGAAGGCAGCAGAAATGCGTAACACACAACAAGCGGTTGCTGCTGCTAGTAAGAAGAAGGCTAGTGGATTACAAGGTGCTGCTACTCGTGCAAAGAATGCTAAGGCTGCAGAAAAGGCAAGACTAGAGCGTAACGCTAAGGCTGCTGCTACTCGTAAGCGTAATGCTGCCGCTGCTAAGCGAGCAGGTAAAAAGTAATGCCAGGTCAACGTCAAATAGGTGGCGGTAAAGGTTCCGGTGGAGGAATGCGCACCGGTGGAGGCAGTGGTAAAGCAAGCAAGCCAAAGTCAAATGTTACTAAGATTGGCAGTAAGAAGCCAATGAGTGCTGCTGAACAAAAGGCTCGTGTCAAAATTGACCGAATCAAAAAGTCTCCTGCTGCTGAAGATATGCGCAAGGGTAATCTAGATAACCTAAAGAAGACTTTTGCTAAGCCAAAAGTAACTCGCAAGAACAACTCACCATTTGGTCCGGTTGCTGCAGGTATTGTAAAGACTAAGCCAAAGCCGAAGGGTAAGAAATAATGTGTGCTAACTGTGGATGTAACCACATCAATTACAAGCATGAAATGCCAAAGGTAGAAGGCTCATCTTTTACCCCACAAAAAGTAAACTACAACATGCCGAAGGTACCAGCAGTTCCTGCCATGCCTCGCACAACCAAGAAGGGTAAGTAACATGGCAATAAAAAAGGAAACTATGGGCAAAAAGCCAGTAGTAAAAAAAACATCAGCCCAGCAAAAGGCTGCTCAAGTACAAAAGGCAATTAAAGCCGTTCAGAAGAGAGCAAATGTTACCGCTCGTGAAGCACGTGACATTGTAACTGAAATTGGAACTATTGCAAACTACAATGCCTCTGCTGCATTTCGTGGTATCTCCAAAAAAGAACAAAAAGATATGGCTCTAAAAGAGGGCAAGATGTATTACAAGAATGCAAAAGGACAAACAGCGCGCTACGTAAAAATGGGCATGAGAAAAGATGGCACATTTGAGGGTGTAACAAACCCAAGAAATCCAGCCGCTAAGTCTGGTGCTAAATCACTTGCAAAGCAAATCAAAGAAGTTGGTACTGCTGCAAAGACTGGTAAGTCTGGAACAAGTGCTTCTGTAATTCGCAAGGACCTTGGTTCATCTTCTGGAAATGTTTCACGTAGTGCACGTTCAAACGTAGCAAAGAACAATCGCATGAAGACATACAAGTCAATGGGACCAAAGGGTCGTTAATCATGGCAGTCAAGAAGGACCCACGTTTAGCACGTGCCGGTGTTTCTGGCTACAACAAGCCAAAGCGTACACCTAATCATCCCAAGAAGTCACACGTAGTTGTGGCTAAGGTTGGTACCGAGGTTAAGACTATTCGCTTTGGTCAGCAAGGTGTGTCTGGCTCCCCTAAAAAATCAGGGGAGTCAGCAGCCTATGCTGCACGTAGACGGTCATTCAAGGCACGTCACGCATCTAATATTAATAAAGGCAAAATGTCCGCAGCATACTGGGCAGATAAGGTGAAATGGTAATGGCAACATTCGGTTCTATGACTGATGAGGTTGTACGTAAACTAGCAGGGTTTACGCTACGTCAAGACCGTCAGACGCACGTTATTACTACTGCAGTAACACCAACAGCAACTAGTATCACCGTAGCATCCGCAAACAATGTTTCAACTGGAATCATTCAGATTGATGATGAATTAATCTATGTTGATTCCTATGACCGAAACACTGGCGTGTTAAGCATTCCACCTTATGGTCGTGGATACAACGGTACATCTGCTGCTACGCATCAGGTTGGTGCTCGTGTAATTATCTCTCCTACATTCCCATCGGTGGATGTTAAAGATGCAATTAACGAAACCCTTCTATCAACCTTCCCGGACCTATACACCACTGGTACACACACCTTCTCTTTCTCTACAGCAAAGTCCACCTATCCTCTTCCTGAGGAAGTTGAAACGGTTCTTGGAGTATCTTATGAAACCACTGGTCCTTCCAAGGAATGGCTACCTGTCCGTGGTTATCGGGTTGACCCTATGGCTAATACTGATACCTTTAATTCTCGTAATACTATTAGCCTGTATTCTGGTATTGAGCCTGGGCGTACTGTTCAAGTTTTTTACACTGCTGCTCCGGCAGTAATGGACAGTAATGATGATGACTTTGAAATAGTTACAGGTTTACCTGCATCTTGCAAGGATGTAATTGTTCTTGGAGCATCCGCACGTCTAGCATCATTCATTGACCCAGGTCGTTTGACCTTTGGTTCTGCTGAATCTGACCAACAATCACAAATTGCTGGTCGTGCCTATGGTGCTGGTACCAATGCATCTAAATATTTACTCGCTCTTTACGATAAGCGTCTTGCCGAAGAAGCACGCAAGATGAATGACCGTAATCCAATTCGTATCCACTTCACCCGATAAGGTAAACCATGCCAGCACGTAAATATAAATCAACCGCAATAGCAACAACTTTAGATGGCTCCATGGTATCTACATCCAATGGTGCAACAGGAACCATGAAGGTTGCCAGTACTTCTAGTTTTCCAACTTCGTATCCATTCACATTGGTGATTGCACCAGACACTGTATCTGAAGAAATTGTTACCGTTACTGGAGCAGCAACTTCAGGTACGTATCCAGTAATTCGTGGTGAAGATGGAACCAATTCTGTAACACATTCCTCTGGCGATGCAGTGCGTCACATGATTACCGCTCGTGACTTACAAGAACCACAGGACCATATTTTTGCTACTACTGCTGTGCATGGTCTTCTTCCTGGGGTATCAGTAGCACCAGCCGCTAACCCTACATTTACTGGAACAGTCGTTCTGCCAGCAGCAACATCTATTGGTCCAGTTACTTCTACTGAAATTGAATATTTAGATGGTGTAACTTCTTATATTCAAACACAATTAAATCAAGCAAAACTTATTGTTCAATCAACAAATAAGACTGCAAACTATACCCTTGCTTCTGGTGACGAAGGAAACTTAATTAAGTTAGATGCTACAAGTAGTGCTATTGTTGTAACAGTACCTGTTGATGCAACCTTTAATTTTGCCATAGGTACACAAATTAATTTAATTGCTGTTAATAATGCTAATCCAATTACTATTGCTCCTGCATCAGGTACCGTTGCAGTTAATTCAACTCTAGGATTAAATTTTCGTTTACAGTGGTCATGCGCTACTTTAATAAAAATTGCAAGCAATACTTGGATTGCTGTTGGAGATTTAGTAGCGTAACAATTTTAGATTAAGGATTACAGGAAACGTAAATGGTAAACAAAGATATAACTGAAGACTTTCAGTATGATTTCAATCCAACGCAGACTCAAAAAGGATTTGATTTAACAAATATTGCTTATGATATTACAATAAATGATTTACCATTTGTCCTTAAATCAGATAACCAAAATCCTTACCGTAGAGAAACTGCTCCATATAAAAAAGAACAGTTTGATAATAGTCCAGAGCCAGGTGAACAGTCTTTAACTGGTTGGTGGCTACGTTCTCAAACATCATGGCACAATGGTGCTGGCATTGAGTTCTACGAACCTGGTACTGAGTATGAATACACAGCCAACAAGTTTCACGATTCTCGTGGTGTAGATATATGGACTCCTGGTGAATTACGTTTACATCATGATGTGTTTCATGCTTACACCGGTATTCAAGGTATCAATGCTGCTACTGGTAATGATGGAACTAAAGATGTTCTTGTATCTGGTGATGCTAACGGTGTGCTAAAGAAAATTAGCCTTGGTGTTACTGCACCAAACGGTCCAATGGACACTGCTAACTATGTTGCGTTTGGCGTAACTGGTGCGACAACACCAATGGGTCATACCGGTGCAACCTATCCATTTACTTCAGTAACTACATCTGGTGGAAAGTACTACGCTACTTGTAGTGGTGCTATTCATAGAGGAAATGTTAACGACCTTTCATCCGATGTTGTTTTTGCAAGGCACGATGGCGGAAACACCGCTGCGTTTGTTAAGTATGCAAAGGGTTTTGTATTCTTTGGTGAAGATAACATTCTAAATCTTCTTGATACAACTCAAAGTGATACTAACGCACACAACGGTCCATTACCTGCTGGTAAGCAATATGATTCACGAACACATACTGACTCTACGTTTATTTGGAATGACATTACTGGTGGCACAACTCACATTTATGCTTCAGGAAACTCTGGAAATAATGGAGAGATTTTTAAGATACCTTTTGACACTACGCCAACATCTGCCAATAATGGAAGTCTGTTGCCAGACTTGTCAAGTTCAACAGTTACAGTAACTTTGCCAGATGGCGAAACAATTAAAGTAATACACTACTACCTTGGGTATCTTGCAGTTGGCACCAATAAAGGTGTACGTATCTGCCAAGTAAATCAAGATGGTGATTTAATTGTTGGTCCACTTTTGGTTGAAACAAGTTACGCAGTTAATGGATTCACTGAACGTGGTAGTTACTTATACGCTGCAACTAAAGTTCTTGAAGGTGCAAATACTAACGGTATTCTAATTCGCATTGATTTATCACAACAGTTCCCTGATGGAACATTTGCTTACGCATACGATTTAGAGTACCAGTCAACCCCAGATAGTTCTGACTGCACAGAGGTTTACAACCTTAATGACCGTCTAGTTATGGTTATTGAAGAGGGTGGAGCATCAGGTGAACTACAGGTAGAGCATACAACTAACTACCGAACATCTGGTTATCTACAGACAGGTAAGATTCGATATGGTACAGTTGAACCTAAAACATTTAGATTCTTAAACATTAATGCTGATACAGATGGTGATTCAACTTTAGGTGTAAGTACTGTTTTGCAAAATGGAAACAAATTTTCATTAATTGATATAACGTCTAGCACTGTTTCTGGTGACAATATTTCAATCAAAACTCCTAGTGAACCAGTTGAATTTATCTCTCTATACTTTACTCTTAACTCCGCCCCTGATAATGCAACTTCATCAGTACTTAACTCTTACCAGATTAAATCAGTACCAGTGATAAAAAAACAAAGACTAATACAGTATGCGCTACAGTGTTACGACAATGAAATGGATAAGTTCAATGTTTCATTTGGTTACACTGGAAGAGCCTATGATTCAGTAAGAAGTCTTGAGCAACTTGAAGAGTTGTCAAAGTTTGTTTTGATTAAGGATTATAGAACTGGCGAAGCGTATGAAGGTCTCGTTGAAGAGGTTCGTTTTACTAACGAATCTTCCCCAGATAAAAATAGCAATGGCTTCGGTGGCTTATTGTTAGTAACAGTTAGGAAAATGTAAATGAGAAACTTTGGTATTTGGTTAGCAGATAGTCCATTCGGTGGCATGTTAAAGGCAGCACTAGGTGCTGTACTTGTATATGTTCTAGATAATGTTTCATCTTTTGATTTAGCACCTGTAGTTATTATTGCACTTGGTGCGGCATTACCAGTAGCAATCAACTATGTTAATGGTATGGATGTACGTTACGGAAGCGTGAGCGAATAATGTATCCAGTAAAGAAGCCTGTTATCTCCCAGAGGTACGGTGTTAAGTCCAAGCGATACAGGGTTGGATACCATGATGGTATTGACTTTGCTTGCAAGACTGGTACGCCAGTCTATGCAGCGCGCAAGGGTGTAGTAACCGCAGGTAACTGGGGTGCTGACTATGGCAAGCACATCGTGCAGCGCAGGACATTTCCTGTTGGTACCAAGAACCATCTGGTATACGCACACCTGTCTAAGGTGTTTACACAGCCTGGCGATAAAATTAAAAAGGGACAGTTGATTGGACTCAGTGGTAACACAGGTCAAAGCACTGCTCCTCATCTTCACTTTGGTGAACGTAATGGTGCTCGCTGGAGTACGAGTCAGCCAGTTAATCCTCAGCAGACATTGGATGCATAATGATTGACAAAGTAGAATCAAACAAAGATAAGCAATCCATCATCTCAGGTAAGGCTGTTGCTGTTCGCATCAATGGCAAGACCCAGTGGAAGGGTTCAGTACGCAGTAAGCGCAACCTATGGGAGACTACCGTACAGGTAGAACTACCAGGTGGTGGACTACCAAACGTAATCCGTTTCCGCTTCTGCCGTTATCCAGGAACTGCTAAGGCAGATTACACTGGGCACTTCTCTTATCCAGTGCATGCAGGTATGGCAGGTAAGACTGTATGGGTAACACTAGCCCACTCGTTCATCTCTGGTGGTGCTATGCCAGTAGGTCTATTCATTGACCATGATGGTACTGCACCCATCACTCTAGATGGTAGACAAATTAAATCTAACTAAATAAACAAACAAGAAAACCCCCCAAGGAGAAATCCAAGGGGGGTCTTTTTGCTTTTAAGTTATAGCCTTAACTGAATGCTGACAGTAGCAATCAACTGCTTTACACATAGCATGCAATGTCTTAGCCTTGTACCATAGTTCCCTCCGGAACATATGGGCTAGGGTAAACTCAGAGGACAATCTTGATGCATTTCCTGCTCTCTGGCACTCTTGGCAAATCAATTTCATCTCCCTCTAGTTTGTAAATGCGCTCCCATAGGTCATCAATCTCTTCGTAAAATCTATCACGTAAGTTCTGAGATTCTATCCAATGATTGGTCCTCATCTCTAGTATCTGTTTCGATATCTGTCTCTTCAACTTTCTGTTCCACATAATCGTTATCCTTCTGTGGCGCAAAGCCACCTAGTTTACGAACCATCTTGTTGAGTGAACGATTGGCTGCCATTGCCGTAGCCCTAGCAGTTGGTCGCTCGTTGTTAACCATGTCATGAAGTGTCTTTGAATCAACATCCTCACCATAGAACAAGAACACTAGGTTCTGTTCTGTCTCATCAAGTTCTTCAAATGCTTTCTTGATGTCCGCAGCATAAGCCATGAAGTCACCTGACTCCGATGGGGCTTTCATGGTACGACCCATGTTAGCCATGCTGTTCTCAATCTTCTGCCAATCATCTGATAGCACAGCAGGAATCATCATCTTGATGAACTCCTTCTTGTAGAAGAATACATCATCAGGTGCATACCCTTCTACTCGTGCTTTCTCCTTGATGCAATAGTCATGCGAAGCATTCCGGAGGGAGCGAGCAATCAACTTGTCAGAGTCTTTCGACTCATGATTAGTTGTCCACTCCTCCATCTTGCGTGGGTGCTGTACAAACCACAACCATATCTCTTGTTCTAAATCTGCTTTCTCCACCATTGGATACTTGCGATGATATTCGGATGCAATCTGTCGAACCATACCTTCATACTCTTGGACAAAATTATCATTAGAACTCATAAACCTTACCCTCAACTACGAATGAGCGACCATTGATTGGCACATTAACAGGGGTTACATTGCCTCTACGTTGATAGAGTATAGTGAATCCCTGTTGCCAGTTAGCACCAGTCTGTCCGAGATAGTGCGCTTGCGATATGTCCATGAGATGGCCAACTTCCACCCCATATAACTTGTGTCTAATCTGACCGCCGAAGCCGGTGTGCTCATGTTGTATACCCTGTTTGTGCGTGTGACCACACACAACCGAAGCCCCAATTTGTTTAGCAAGGGTAAGAGCAGTCCCACCAGGTTGTTTGTTGGCACGACCCTCATCTCCATGAGCGAGAATCCATCCTGGGGTGAACTGATAAAATTTATCATGATATGTAATCTCATTCTCACGATACCTAAGTAACTTGGAATATTCAAGGTCACGTAACGATGCAAGCGCAGGGGCAAATCGTGTGACGTAGTTTTGGATTCGGTCTCCATGATTACTCCTCATTGTATGGAAAGGCTTGTCGCCTAACGCTTCCTTGAAACCTGTCATTACTTTTGTTGTTTCGTCTAGACCTTTCTGTAGAGTTCCTTCAAACTCTCCAGCCAAACCCTTGTTCCAACGTGACGGTTCTGGGCTATCAGCCTCATCACCTACACAGAACAACTCATCTGGTTCGTAGTCTGCAACAAAGTTCATAACTGCACGAGTTGCACGTTTATCGTTATACGGTATTTGCATGTCGGATAGTACTACGATACGCTTCATGTTGTTTCCTTATCTGTTTACTCGGAGTCCCATACACCATCTATGACCATGATTGCAATGGTTGCATAGTTGGCGATGTCCACGAGTGTGTCTCGGATTGATTCATGCTTTGGTTCTTTTTTGTTATCTATTAAGTTATTGAGTCGTGCTACCTTGTCATGCATACGAACACGAATACCATTGAGTGCACCGCCAGGTGCATCACTAATGTTCTTCGGACCATAGTCATTGTGCTTGCTTAGTAAGATGTCTGCCAGTTCATCCTGTATGTCATACAGTGCAAACTTCAAGCAGAAATCATCTACCTCTTCTTTGGCAAACTTAGAGTTACCTGAAGAAGGGTGTCGTTGTTTAGCCTCTTCGCGCTTTCTATCTTCATCCCGAAGTTTTGAAGTAGGCTTATCACTGCCCCAATCTCCTGCGATGTAAACATATCCTTCGCCGAAGTACTCGTCATACCATTCATCTTTCATCTTACTCATGCTGCTACCTTCTCCCTAAAGAACTCTGTTCCTTGTTTGTTGAATATACTGTTAACGTCTTCCCCATCTGGCATGTTGATTACAATAACTCCCTGAACTTCTCTCGCCAGTTTCTTACCAAAATCCGAACCTGGCTGGTCGCCATCCGCAAAGACATAGATACGCTCGAAGTCTTGTAAGAGTTTCGAGTAGTGTCTCTTCCACGAATTGGCTCCCGGAACTCCGATGGCTGGGATGCCACACTTTTGCGTGAGCGTGATTGCATCTATCTCTCCTTCACATACTGCTATGAAGTCAGTTGCCTGACCGATTGCTGCTACGTTGTATAACCTTGTCTCACTGCCTGACATGCCCATGTACTTAGGTTCTTCTCCATTGATAGAACGGAACCTAATGTCCACCACACCGGTAGGTGTGATGTACGGGATTGCTAACCTGCCAATGAATTGTTCATGGCCTGGTAGAGGCTCTACGACCAAGCCCAGGTGGGCTGTATGCGCGTCTGCTAAGGTGATTCCCCGACTTGCTAGATACCCCTCTGCCTGCGCTATGTACTTTGCGTAGTGTAGAACTGCTTTGCCCAGTGATTCCTTCTGCGACCTTGACTGCTTCACGAAACTCTATTCCTTCCTTCTCCATAATGATTTTGTAAGTATCACCTTTAATGCCACATCCAAAGCAATTGAATGCGTTCTCTTCTATGTTCACAGTGGCTGATGCATGTGAGTCATCGTGGAATGGACACTTAAGTTTCTGCCATCCATTACGCTCACGATAGATTGACCCACCATAATGCTCAAGCACTGCGAGTATGCTGTGCTTTTCAGTCATAGTCAGACCACTTACCCTTTGCCAACTCAACAATTGCCTTTAGGTATGCTTCTTCTCTGGCTTGATGAATTCTTACCATCTGACTAGTATTTCGGTAATCGGCTTCCATTTGCGCTTTTAACTGATTAACCTTATCAACTAATACGCTTTGATTGCTCATGGTTAGATACTGCACTTGTGCTTGTGTCTGAGCAAGTTCAAGCAATTGCTTACATATTTCTTCATCTGTAATTAATTCCTCCATCAGTAACCTGCTTCCTCCAACAGTTTATACCATCCATGTACTGGCATTGTGGCGTACCACATGCCTACATCGGTAGTACCTTTCTTCTTGTGTACTACTGCACCGGTATCTGCCTTGTCGTTATGCATCTCAACGTCTAACTCTTTGAGCCATGCTGAAAGTTCCATACGCTGATGGTTCTTTACCTCGATAACAACACCAGGAATACCAGCAATATCGCCCCTGTCAAGAAGGCCAGATAGTGCTCGTCGTTCCACATGTTTTCTTCCCTTACTGTTAAGCCAGTTAACTACAGCAGTTTCTGCTGACGTACCCTTTTGTTTACTCTTACTCACGTAGTTCTCGTTCCAGTTCGGCAATGAGTTTCTTTGCGTAGTGTCTTACATTCCTATCGCATTCAACTATGTGGATAAAGATTGTTGCTGTCTCTTGTTCCTCATGGCATTGGTTACACTTGATTCTTTTCTTTCTCATTGCTGCCCAGCCCTACTCATATGAACTATCCTATCCTCACTGGCTAGTGCCAGTAGTTTAGGACTGTTACTTGTTAATTCATTACCATGTAAATGTACCACGCTTGCTGCTGCACCTATGACACCACCAAGTTTCTTGGCTTGATTCCATAGGTCATCATCACCATACCACCAGCGATAGGATTCATCTGGCATTATGCCATGCTCAAGGTTAAGCACAAAGCAATAGCCAGATATTTTTCCACTGTGTGGTACTGGATAACCAAGTGTTGCGCCACTCTCTTCCATGAGTCTAGCAATCTTATTCAATGGGTCATCATTAAGGATTAAGTCATCGTTAAGTACTGCTACGTAATCAGCACCAGCACTCTTAGCAAACTCAATACCTCTATTCCACCAACGATGAATGTTAATCTCACCGTGGTCATAGATGTTATGTACATGTGGTGTAGGTGTATTGTCAAAGGTATTAACAATAACTATACGCTCTGGTGGTATGTTGCTCTCCTTGATGATGTCATCTAAGTACTGACGACGTTCACCCACAGGTATCGTCAACCACAGGTTCATGGTGTACCACCTAACTCCAATATTTTTAGATGTTGCTTATGTCTAATGTCATTTGAAATTGCCAACTCATCTTTCAATCCACGATTGGCATACCTTAAGAATACTATATCATCTAATGCTTTTTGATATAGTTCTTCTAAAGTTAGTTCTGGTTTTGGATTGGGATTGTCACGAACATAGATTCCATCTACACCTTTCATCTTGCTTCCTCTAGGTCAGCCAAGTACATGTACTCAGGATTGAATCGCAGCCACACTGGTGTGTTACCGGATGGGTCAGCCTTACCATAACGGTTCTTTACAGGTGCAACAGCCATCATTTCTTGGTGTTGTCCGACTGTAAGGATGAGTGCTGGTAGTTGATTAACCATTCCCTGTACTGCGCTTCGTGGTGGGCATGGGTCTGCGCTGTAGGATTCTTTAGTGTGGTGCAGTACAAGCACAGCCGCATTGGTATCTCTTGCAAGGTACTTCAACTCCTTCATAGCAGAACGCATACCACCGAACTCCTCGCCACCATCCATCGCCACATCCATGAGGTTATCAACAATGATTAGTGCAGGTGATTCACCTAGCAATTCTTCGATTGCTGTTACCTCATCATCAATGTCACCAAGTCCAGGGTTGGAATCGAATGACCAGTAGATGTGTCGTGCTTGGGCTAGTGCTTGCTTGGCTTGCTCTGGATTGTCAGAGATTATCTTCTCTGATTCTGATTGTGAATTACCAGTAATCATTGAGTACAATCTCATTGCCATAGTGTGTGCATTGGTATCTGCCGATAGGTACAGAGTTGGTGCCTGCATTCGCAGGGCCAGCGCAAGGGCAAGTGTAGATTTACCTGCCCCTGGCTGACCTGCAATCATGCTGACCTCTGCCCTACGGAAGATGATTTGGTTATCATCAAATGCACGAAACACTGGTGGCATAGGCTCGCCCCCTATATCGGGGCGACCTACTGCTCTCATTAGTGTCTTCATGTTATCTCCTAGGTAGTGATTAGATTATAGTGTGTTCCAAGCAGGGTCTTTCTTGGTGAGCCACTGCGGTTGGCACTGGTCCGGTGTACCCTTAGGTGTTGGACAGAAGTAACCCTTCCACTCACCCTTAGCACCGTTACCCTTACGACCAATCATTGGACCATGTGAACATGATACCTGACCTGCTGACGTAGGTGCTGCAGCACTAGGTGGTGGTGGTACTGGTGCGAAGCCAGTAGTTGGTGTCTCACTTACTACTGTCCCACCTAACGAAGCAACCACTGTATCGATTGCGCTGTTACTGGGAGGTACCGGTGGCGTACCTGTCAGCACTTGCTCTAGTACGGCGATAACATCTCCAGCACCCTGCTTGATGAGTGCCTCAATGTTATTCATTAGTTCCTCTGCACTATCTCCACGTGCTGTGACGATAGTACCCTTGGTTGTCTTGACATTGACTACATAGTTTTTCTCAGTCATTACTTTCCTTCCTTGTTCCATTCGCATTCTGTCTTAAATCCACACATCTTGCAGTGATTGTAGTTAGGCATGAACAGTGCAGACTTACGTGCTCTGTCGAAGTCACCAACTATTTTCTCTATCATGTTCTTAGTGTAGAAGTCTAGGTCAATCAGTGGTGATGTTGTACCACTACGTGCCATCCAGTAAGTACCATACTTTGGTCGGATACCAAAGGTCTTCTCCATACCCACAGCATACAGTGCTAACTGTAAGTCTGATGATGGTGTGTACTTACCAGTCTTTAAGTCTACAATAACTAACTCACCATCTGGTGTCACCATCACACGGTCAATACCCATTTGGACTGGGACATCACCCATGCTAGGGGTCATTGAGATTTCAATAGCAGGCTTACCGTCAGGTGTAGTCCATACACTCCAGCCTAGTTGACCAGTCCGGAACTGAACCCATGAGTCCAGCATCTTGCGACCCTCTTCTAGCCACCACTTCTCATCTTCCCCGTCTGGGTTAGCCTTAGTGGTACGCCCTGCCTTACGCCAGAGTGCCGATTCCTGCCCCGTAGAGGCACTGTGAGCGGTCTTAACCTTATCCCACGTATCTTTCCACACCTTGTCCAGGAATGCTGGCTCTGTTGCTTGAATCATTTGCCCAACTCCTCGTACATAGCATGGTCAAAGGCTTCAGTAGCCTCATGAACTGATGAACCTCCTACTAACCACCAAGAACCATCCTCTTTTAACTGAACGATACGTGATAGGTAGTACTTCCAACCACAATCTAACCATGTGGTTAGTTGTGAGTATGAGATATGACTTGGTAAATCATATCCATTTATTTTCACAGACATCTTGTGTCCTTTCTGTTGTACTTGCGTGGCAGCAACAGGGATTGCACCCGAACAATCAGATGATGCTTCCCCTCATCATCTGTTGACCACTTGGTGCTGCCTTGTGGTGGTGAGCATGCACTAGGAACATACCCACCACCCATCACTAGGAGAGTAATGAACTACTATAACTAGAAGCCCTTAAGGGGCTTCTTATATAGTACTATATATGATACTATGTTTTGTTTTAACGTGTGTCAAATAAATCACCTTGTATCGGCGTGTCGTCAAAGATTTTACTAGGTGCAAGCACCTTGAATACCCTTGCCACGTCACCGGACTTTAGTGCTTGTATGTTACCGCGACCTTCAAAGTCTTTGGTAGCCATAGCCTCTGACTCGTAAGGTCCAAAGAGAAATTGTCCAACCCCCTGGTAGTTAACACCTACCACGTACACATCTCTTTCCCTACGGTATGAATCTATCAGGTCCCATACGTCTTTGGCTAATTCATCCACCGATTCGGCGGGTCGTGACAGTGCATCGGAGATAGCATCGAGTTCCTTCTTCCTTGTTCTCACTTGACTCCTAACATCTTCATAACTTTTTCGTAACGATTTATGGTTGTCTTTGCATTCGATAAAGCAATCAACAACACAAGGTTAAGTGCATAAGACAGTGCGTTAATCCATCTCATCCGTTACCTCCTTAAGGTAATCGTCAGCGTGTACTACATCGTGCGCTAAATGCTCATAGTATGCAGCAGATACTACTAACATCTTAAGAGCAGGGTGTGCATGTGTATTCCACCATATGCCAGCCTCCTCCCTGAACTCATCGGTCATGTCGAGCAGGAACAATGGACTGTTATCTTCCATAGTCTTGCTCACTATCATAGTCAGTTACCCACTCAAGGCGTTGCTCGTCTGTAATTATCTTCTCATAGTTACAGTCGGGACAATAACTAACAGTAGTACCATCATCATCTGCCGGTACGTCTATGTCAATGACCTCGACACCACACTCAGGGCAATCCCAATCATCACTTCTATCACTGGTCAGCCAGCCTGACCCATGTAAACTATTGCTCATCTTCATCACCTCCCATATTAACTTCTACCTTTCCTATGTGTACTTGATAGTCTATCTCATTGACTCTGATGCCACGCATGATGCGCTCTGACTCACGTTCAGTAGCAGTCATACCACCCCAGAACCCATACCTCTCACGTTTTATGCCCCACTCCCTGCACTCTTGTACTACTGGACATGACAGGCACATACGCCTGAGGTATGCATGTTGTATCGGTTTGTTTGATGACCAGATTGTATCGTCTTGGTCTATCGGTGCTTCAACCTCTAGTCCATCATCATAGAAAGCCTGATGTCCAATGCCCTTGCATGATGCATTCTCAAAGTCAGGTAGTTCAAGCACCAAGTCACTCATCTTCTGGCGATTTCTGACTGGCATGGAGGCAGGGTTACCACCGTCTCGCGACCGGAACTCAAACAAATCTATCTTTGATTCGGCAGCGATTGACCTTACGTCAAGCATAACCTCATTGAAATACTCGCGAATCATGGTCGTCCTCTCTCTGTGCTAGGGTATTGTACCCTGGGAATTGATAGAGAAGTTCTCCCCTATCATCTTCCACTGTGAGTACACCTGCTTGGTCAAGGGCTGATGGAATCATAGGGATACCACCACTCATGCTAACAAACTTATCTAGTGCATTGTATACAATAGCCTCGTCTGTTATTGGATGCTGTCCTAGTCCGTACTGTCCACTGTCTAGCATTTCCTTGAGTATGTCATGATAGAAATACTCAACCTCATATGTAATCTTAATAGTCTCGGTCATGTTACCAATCCAATTTCTCTAGTTGTTGTTGTTCTTGCTTCCACCAGTAGTCGTTACTTCTAACAGTACTGTTAGGTGTGTAGCACATGCAATGTGCCATGTGTTCGTTGCAGTCTATACATGTATTGCATGACATGCAAGCCCCCTCATTGTAGTCGTCCTCTCGCAGTTGTGAGTAGCAATGGTAGCACACATCATAGATAGTTCTGACAGTACCGTCAGCATCTAACAATTCATCAGATGATAGCAGTAGATGCTTGTCTCTCTCGAAGAAGTCATAATCCTCCTTAGATGCATAGCCATTGTAGTACCCACCAGTGTAACTGGTAGCCCAGTAACTGCGTGACTTGTATGAGGTGTTAGACCACCACACACCATCAGCCCAATGACCGTCCTTCTCGTTGAGAATGTACACGTCGTCCTTGAGGTCAGGTGATGTGTTGAGGATAGCAATCTTGCTACCTCTAGCCCAGTCCTCTAGTTGCTTGAAGTATGCAGGGTCGTCGAGCACACCGACACCCATGCTAGGTAGCAAATCCTCAGCAAAGATACGGGTATCTGAGCGTTTGTCACCAGGTTTGATAGTAACTGGAAGCATACCATTGTGACCTAACACAATGTCTTTGCGACCATCTACCCTGAATGGGTGATTGTTCTCAACGTGTGTCGTACCATGTGTGGTAAGACGGGCATGGAACATACCGATAGCATTAGGATTCTTATCTAACTCAGCAAAGAACCTGTCAATGGTTACGTCTACTCGCATACCACGACCTGCCACAATGTGGTCGCCGTGATGTACTGCATAGCCGAAGCCATCGTTGTTGTTGTAGCAAGCAATCTCTAACTGCTCGCGTGTTGGTCGTGACCCTGGAAGGGATACACATAGCATACACATAATTACTCTCCACTATTCTGAGAAGTATAAGACTTCTCGCTAAAGCCGAACTCGACTGATTGATTGATGTAACTTAATAGGTTTGGATACAAGACCTTGTTGCCTCGTAACCATTGGATAAATGCAGGTGCTGTTAAGTATTCCTCAGCACCAACACCTGACCTAGCACCGCGTGAATACTCTACGGCACTATGCACATACTCAAGTGCAGCAAGTATGCGTTCTTTCTTTAGTGAACCCCTGAACATACGCACTTCAAGGGTAGATGTTGGTAGTACATTGACAGCAGAATACCGTTGAGCACAGTTGTCTTGACCCTTTAGATGCTTAGGTATTTCTGTGCGTACGTTCTTGTCAAAGGATGCATACGAGTTGCCTTGTCTACCTGCAATTAGGTAAGACAAAGCCTTGTTGCGCATGAGTAACAGAGTGAATGAGTACTGATGCAACCTGCCATTGAAGCCACGTCTATCAACGTGAACATGTAAGCCACAGGTACTCCTGTCCCATGAGCGATAGCCCTTATCCAGTAACCCTTGAGTCCATTCCCAGTTCATGCTGTGTGCATAGGCAAGGGTCATTGGGTGTGTGACTATCTCGAAGCCGTCACTAAGTGAGCCGTCTTCCTTGAAGTAAGCAAGGTCGCCTAAGTATGACTCCACCAATTCCGGACCATCATAGTCATCACCATTAGACTCAACCTCTAACTCAAACCCCATGTAAACATGGCGGTCAGCATCAGGGTCATTCTCTACCCAATGGAATTGAGGATAAGGCTTGTAACCATAGTCATGAACATCATGAGTACCACCACAGCACCTGCCCTGTCTAGGGTCATAACTGTAATCGCAACGACTGCAATGCTCAGAGTAATCCTCGTAACAACTGTGACACCAATCATCACTGCTAATATTGTACATGTCATTCTCGTGTTCAGTCCTACCACATCTGTCACATGTAGACATTCTGTTGCCACATGGGACACAGTAACCACCGAAGTTATCGTGCACCTCGGTGTCTGGGAATGTGCAGTCACACCAGTTACATACGAAGATGTGAGCCTCACAGTACGCATCTTCTGCACTATCAAGTGCGTATGTATCATTGTCCATGTCTATGGTGTTAGTACATGTACCATAACAACATACTACTTGTCGTTCATCTGTCTCAATGTCTAGTGACATTGTATCTATCTCACTCATCAGAGTGCCTCCTGTTCTGACAGTACTGTCAGGTTATTTGGTTCCATCCACTCGATACTATCCATGTTGGCAAGCCTGTCCATGAGTATCTTGTGTGCTTCACCACTAGCATAGCCGACCTTGATTAGTTTATCAAGTTCAGTCTGATACCAGTAGAGAGCGGTCATGTGTGCCTTAGCCATTGCTGTCCTCCAAGTATCTTTGAACGGTATCGCATAGCATTCCCTGAAACTTACCCCATTCTTCAGCAGTATTTATGTAACCCAATTCATAAAGGTCAATAGCGTGCCAAGAAATTTCTTCATCTTGCCATGTTGGTTCTTCACTCATTGTCATACACCTTGCCTGGGTATGCCCAGCCATAATGCTTAGCCATCTCTAGCAACTCATCATAAATAGGGGTATCGCTATCAGTACCTGACCAGCCCAACTCTGCATGGCTTGCAGGTGTGAGT